GGGTCCGGCCGACGGTGCCGGGCTGACGTCCATCAAGATCCGCGACACCGGCAGCGACACGGTGCTGAAGTGGCTGAACGACAACGCCATGGTATTGAGCCGCGTCAACAACGAGGGCTGGTGCGGCGTCGTCTGCCCGAACAGCGCCGAGCATACAGACGGCAACCCGGAGGGCCGATATTCGCCCATCAACCGGGCGTTCTGCTGCTATCATGGGCACTGCCAGCACCTCGACAGCAATGCGTTCCTTGCATGGGTAGCCGAGCAGGGCGGCCCCAAGGTCCAGCCGGGCTTCCGCGAGGAGTTGGTGGCCGAGCGCATGGCCCTTGTGGCCGAGACGATCAAGCCAACGCCGGAGTTCCCCGACGCGGCCGCCGAGGTCGTGGCCGAGGTTGACCGGAAGGAGATGGGCCGTCTGGAAAAGCGCGAGTGGTTCGGCCGTTTCGCATATATCGTCGAGGATGACGCCTATTTCGACATGATCGACCGGCGCGAGATGACGCGGGGCGCATTCAACGCCGTGTTCCGGCATGTAGACTGCAAATCCATCCACAACCAACGCAAGGTCGAGGCGGCCACCTGCTATGACGAGAACCGCCAGAGCGCCGGCGCGCGCGTCCTGCGCGGGTTGACCTACGCCGCCGGCGAGAGTGTGCTGGTCGCCAAGGACGGCGAGGTTTACGGCAACCGCTGGGTCAACGCCCGGCCGGACCTGTCGAGCGTCGCCAGTGGCGCGGACGTGGCACCGTGGCTCGACCATGCCAAGCTCCTGATCCCCGACGACGTCGAGCGCGAACACGTCTTCGACGTGATGGCCTTCAAGCTCCAGCACCCGGAGGTCAAGATCAACCACGCGGTCCTGCACGGCGGCGACGAAGGCTGTGGCAAGGATACGCTCTGGTACCCGTTCATTTGGTCCGTTTGCGGGCCGGACCTGCGCAATCGTGGCCTGGTGGACGCGGACGGCATCAATTCGCGCTGGGGCTATGCCTTGGAGAGCGAGATCCTTATCTTGAACGAGCTAAAGGAACCGGAGGCCGCGCAACGCCGCGCGCTGTCCAACAAGCTGAAGCCCATCATTGCCGCGCCGCCGGACACGCTCACCATTGAGCGCAAGGGCTTGCACCCTTACGATATGGTTAATCGCATGTTTGTCCTTGCGTTCACCAACGATCCCGTGCCGCTGTCGCTGCCCAGCCAGGATCGGCGTTGGTTCTGCGTCTGGTCGCATGCGCCGCGCATGGACAAGGACGCCGCGCGTGCCTTGTGGACGTGGTACAAGAAGCAGGGCGGCCTTGAGGCCGTGGGCCGCTGGCTCATGGATCGGAACGTTTCAGCGTTCAATCCGGCAGCCATGCCGCCGTGGACGGATTACCGCTCGCGCCTCATCGAGACGGGCCGTAGCATGGCGGAAAGTTACGTTATCGAGCAGGTGCTTCAACCGTCGCGCGAATTTGCCGCCGGCGTCATTGCGTCACCGTTCCATAAGCTCTGCAACCAACTTCAGCAGGGCGCGCCTGGCGGCGTGAAGATCCCGCAGGCGGCACTCCTGCATGGCCTCAAGGAAGCGGGCTGGATCGACCTTGGCGCCGTCAAGTCGGCTGAGTTCCAGACCAAGAAAAACATATGGGCGCGGGAGGATATGGCGCGCACCTACAACAAATCGGACCTGCGGCGCATGGTCGAGCACGCCGCAGGTCCGGGGCTTACAGTGGTCAAGAGTTAGAGATCAAGCCATGCCAGCAGCACGGCGGCGATGAGGATACCGATCACCGCCGCCATTTTTCTGCCAGCTCACGCGCGAACATGATAAGCAGCGTCCAGCCGCCCACCGCGCCCCCGAAGAAGAAGGCATACTGGATCCAGGCCCATGTGTTCTCAGGCATGGGGCTCACCGTGCGCGATGCGGACGAGGGCTTGGCGCCGCGCTTCAATTTCAATTTCAACGGCCTCAATCAGGGCGTCAATTTCTTCTCCGTGGCGCCGCTTAATCTCGCGCAATCGGTCGGTGAGGCTTGTACCGAAAACTTCAGTATGGCCGCACTCGGTGTCAACGTCGGCCATGGATTGTTTCATGCTCATAATTCGATAGTCCTTTCTCTGTTGGTTAGGCGGGTTTTAACTCTAGGTACTTCCGGGGGCGGCGGTGGTGGTGCGGGCCGCCGTAGCAGCGTGTAATAGATGCAGGCGGTGCCCATAAGGGTGCCGGCGGCAAAGCCTATGAAGAAGAGCATGGGGCCTCCTTCAGTTCGCGGATGGCGGCGGCGAAATGCAGGCCAACAGAACTCAACCCGCATTCCTTCGCGGCTTCCTCCAGCACCTCGGCGCGGATGAGGTCAAGGACGGCGATTGCCTGATCGTAGCTGACATAAAATGGATCGGCTTCATGCATGGCGTCACAGACTGCTTTCACCAGCGCGGCGCGGCGGTCAGCGGTCATTTCTGCTTCCCATACACTTCGTCGCACAGCGTGCGGTGGCACGACAGCCGGTTGCCGTCCTCGAACTGGCGGATGGCGGTCTGCATGACATCCCGCAGCCGTTCGATCTCGTCGGCGGCTTCGTTCATAATCACACCAATAGGTACGTCTTCATCAAGCCAGCCACGCAGTCTGGTTACAAGGTCAGCGGTCATCTAGTTCTCTCCATGCCATGTGTAGAAAGTGAATGCCTAGCATTCCGACTGTAAGGCCAATGATAAGACCAATCGCAAAGTCAGTCATCACGCGCCTCCTGTGCGAGGGGGAGGACGAGGGCGGGAACAATGTAGGTTTGACGCCGCCCATCGTCGCGTAGCGTTTTGGCATTAGGCCACGCATTGAGGGTTGCTGCGATGGCGGCGCGGGCTTGATCTGCAAAGTGCGGCCAAAAACGTTCCGGGTCGCTGTCCCATTGATCACAGTTATATCTGGCCAAACCTCTCGCAGCCGCCTCCACCACTTCGTCCGGTATTTTAATCATTGCCAGCCTCCAATATAGTTTCTACTCGGGCGCGTTCGGCAGCGTAGCGGCCTTGGGCGACCATAGCGCAGAACGTCGTATAACTGTGGTGGGCGGTTGTGTGGTCCGTCCGGTTCAGGTGCGCCGCAATCTGGCTCAGCCCCAGGTCCTGCCGGCGTCGGCGTAGTTCCCAGGCCGCATGGTGGCGCGCATGGCAGTAGCGGCGCGGGCGCCTGATGCTGTGCAGCTCGTCGACCGTCAGCTCGTGGGCCTCCGCCACGGCGGCCACGATCCGCTTGGCCGGGTAGCGGCGGCGCTGTTCCGCCATGTGGGCTTTATGCGCTTCCCACAACCGGGCAACGTCCTCCTTAAATTTACTTTCCATCTGTCACGCTTTCTGTTACAGTTGCCCCTGTTTTCGTCCCCACAACTAGATTAGGCGGCCCCTTGGGGCCGTCCTTTTCTTTTGGTAGCAGGTTACGCCGGCGGGCCTCTTGCGCGGCTGCCTCTAGCGCCACCGCGTGACTGTCCAGGCGGGTCTTAACGGCCGCCAGGAAGCGCAGCAGGTCGACGTCGTCAAGGCCGGCGACGTTTGCTTGCCAGTGGAGCAGGTCAGCCATAGGTGCGGTCCATTTGGCGTTGCAGCGCGCGGCATTCCTCTTGCCACATGGTCGCGCGTTGTTCAGCTTCCTCGAGTTCTTCCCGCAGGCGGTCGGCCTGTACGGCCTCCGCTGCTTGCGTTTCAAGCTGGTCGGCCAACGCCTCAATTATGACACTGGAAAGAATGCCAAGTTTGACGTATTCGCGCGCATATTGCGCCAGTTCGTCCGGCGATATGTTCATCAGGTCCGTGTAATCACGCATAGCGGCGGATCTCCCCGTTATCAATTACGGCCTCTAGAACTTGCTCTTGCAGCCATTCGCGATCGAGGGCGTCGTAAAGGATATGAAACAGCGGCATGTGGCGCGCTACTTTGGTGTACTGGCCTTTGTCGCTGAAATGAAACTCCGAAATATCCCAATCGGGCAGATCATCGACGATTTCATAGTCTATGCGCGCTTCGCAATCGGTCTCGAATAGGCACACGTCGTCCTTACAGACGGTTATGGTTACGGGAATGTAGAACATGGTTCAGCCTCTCAGATTGCTAGTATGATGTAGATCAGGGCAAGCCAAATGGCCGTGCCAGTGATGGCGGCGAAGATTTCGAGCGCTTTGGCCATGTGTTAGCGCCCCATCACGAAAACGCAGCCATTCTCAGCGTGCGCTTGATGCAGTAGACCAAACGTCCACCCCATCTTGTCGCACAAGGCGACGGCGGCCGCAGCGTGGGCCTGCGATTGGCTCAGCTCATGAGGATAGCTAATCGTGACCGACAGCTTGCCGCCAGACTTGGCCCACGCCTTGATGCGGCCGGACCTATAGTTGGTCGGTCCAAGGTACTTCGTGAAGATTGCGCAGCGTCCGGTATCGTTGATCTCTGACATGGTCGGCATTGTATTTTCCCCTAGTTGCTTGTTAGTGTGGAAAGTATAGGGGGCATTATGCCCCCTTGTCAAGGATTTGTTTATGCCATTACGGCGTTGCGGGTGAGCACGGGGGAGCGGTCGCCGCCACGGCGGACCGGCATAAGGACCGCGAAGCAGTCCGCGCGCTCGCCAAAGGTCACCAGGCAGGGATTGCTTGCGCTCGTTGGGTGGAGCATGGACGTGCCCCCGAGCGCCTTGCCCATCTTTGCCAGGTCGCCGATATAGGCGTGATTGAAATGCACATGTGCCGGCGCGTCGTCGGGCTTAGTGTGAGTTTCCTCACCCGTCGGCACGACGCGGCGCCACTCGGGAAACGTACCGTCAACGGCGGTGTAGGCAATCTGTCCGATTTTGTCCGCCGTTACCTCGATTTCCTGGCAGCGAGCGCCGGCGAGCTTGAGCGCGGCTTGCACGTCGGCGAGCGGTATGATCACGTCGGCGGCCGGCTTGTCATTGAGCCGCGCCACGAACATGCGATGCCCGTCGGTCGTGACCATGTGGCCGGTCGTGCTGAGATGCACGCCCTTGAGGTAGTAGCGGGTTTCTTCCGTGCTAGCGCACAGCAAGGCAGCCTTAAGCAGGTCGGTCGGAATAAGCATGGTAGTTCTCCCGGTTGATGTTAGGGTTAGGGTCTAGTGAACCGGCGCGCTAAGCGCCGGTCTAGCTAGGCCCTCACGACACCCTTTAGGCCATAGTGCGAGGTATACTCGACCCGCCATTCGTTGCCGCCGGCAGTCCAAACGCGGATGACATTGCCGCGTGACTTCTTGGCGCGGATCGGCGCGCTGGTGCCGCGCTTGGCGAAATCGGCGCCGGCCAGGTAGGCGAGCCAAGCATCGCTCGACCATATGTAAGGATTGTCGATATCCGGTTCGCTGGCATTGTATCCCTCGATGAATTCGGCAGTGAGCATTGTCGTTATCCTCTTTTCGTGTTGCGATGGGGATAACATATAGGCCCGAGTTTGTTCTGTCAACAATTATTTTGCAAAGAATTATGTTGCAGCATGTCGGCGCTTGTGTTATGTTTTCCCCACAACAACAGGAGACGTGAACAATGATAAAGGAAAGCCAGATTGTCGCGGAAGGAAAGCACCACTGGATCATGCGCCACGATAAGGGCTGGCTGGAAGTGCTGCGCATTGGCGTCACGCATTCCACCCGTTGCGCCACGATAGACTTCCGCCGTGAGCCCGAGCGCCAGCTTGCGCTTGCCATGGCTGAGATGGCGCGCCGTGACGCGATCATAGACGCCGCTTGACGTCGTTTTAGAAACGTGCTACGCCATATGGCGTAGTTGAAACAGCCCCCGCCCTAACACGGCGGGGTTATTTTTTGGGTAGTCGTGGGGCACCGCGTGGGGTTGTGGTGGAGAGGTCTAAAAGCTTTATGCCATGCTGTTATGGGTAATATGGGTAATCTTTACCTTCTATGTAAAAGAAATAACTGATATAACAGTTGTTCTGTATGTGTTCCGTGAGGTCTTATCTATAGTGACCTGCAAAATATAACGCCCCGCTCACCCCACGCCGCCCACCCCACGTTTGCGCTTGCGCCCACGCTGAAAACGTGCTCTAATGCGTAATTATTGCATAGGAGCAAAATATGCCGAAACTCGAAATAGTTTACGAACCAAAACTGTACCAGACGCGCGATGAGCTGGAAGATTGGATGTTCCGCGCCAATGCCTACGGGTTCATAACAAAGAACCAGGGCAAGGCCATTCTGCAAAAACTAACGCCCATGTTGCCTGTTGACGCCAGTCTTACTGTACGGACTAACAAAAGCACGATTTACATGCTGGCAAACGGAACTAGGTTCCGCGTGACACAGCGCGCGCAAATAGATGACAGGCCATGGAACCCGAACCCCCGGCAAGCGCCACGCAATCCATGGGCTGACTAACATAAAGGACCAAGCCACATGACGCGCAATCACTAGCTGCATACCACAATCCCCGGTAGCATAGAACTATATTCCTACATGCTGGGTGCTGCCAGGCTGGCAGATTTTGGCCGATGGCCTCGAGGCAGGGGGGGACAGGGCCCTGCGGCCCGCTGCTAGTGCTGTGGCCAGGGGTCACAAGAAAAATTTTAAAATTTTTAAGCCCTTCACAACACAATCCTTTACCGTTGCATTGCGCCTCGTACCCTGCTACTTTACCGCCATGTTCCAATCGCTCCCCTATGAGCCACGCAAGCTGGAAGCCACTGAGGCGCGTCTGGAGGCGATCTATCACGCCGCCAAGATGGGGCTGAAGGGCGACGCGCTGGCCTTGGCCGCAGGCATGCTGCCGGTTGAATACCGTCAACTGACGCAATTCGACCCCATCGCCAGCTATGCCGAGATGAAGGGCCGCGCCGACGGCGAGCAGGAGATGGCGACCACCATCTACACGGCGGCGCGTGAGGGCGACGCCAACGCGGCCATGAACATGCTGCGCTACAGCCACGGTTGGGTCGCCAAGCAGGCCGTCGAGGTGACCATCGACCAAAAGATCTCCATCACGGCGGCACTTGAAGAGGCGCAGCGCAGGGTCATTGACCTGGTCGCAACAGAAGTTGAACATGCAGACGCCACAGTACAGCGCTGAAGACGAGCAAGCGCTCATGGCGTCCCTGTGGACGCCTGCGCTCAAGAACGACCCGCTCAAGTTCGTGATGTGGCTGTTCCCGTGGGGGCAGAAGAACACGCCGCTGGAGAACTTTGCAGGGCCGCGCAAGTGGCAACGCGAGGTGCTGAAGGAACTGGCCGACCACATCCGCGACAACGACGGACGCATCGACTTCGAGACGCTGCGCATGGCGGTCAGTTCGGGCCGCGGTATCGGCAAGTCGGCGCTCGTCAGTTGGCTGGTGATCTGGATGCTGACCACCCGCATCGGCAGCACCACCATCGTGTCGGCCAACAGCGAGACGCAGCTCCGCGCCGTCACCTGGGCCGAGATTACCAAGTGGCTGGCCCTCTCACTTAACAGCCACTGGTTCGAGGTAAGCGCCACTCGAGTAATGCCCGCCAAGTGGCTCACCGAACTGGTCGAGCGCGACCTGAAGAAGGGCACGCGCTACTGGGGCGTCGAGGGCCGGCTGTGGTCCGAGGAGAACCCGGACGCCTACGCGGGCGTGCACAACTTCGACGGCGTGATGTTGATCTTCGACGAGGCCAGCGGCATCGCGGACCCGATCTGGGCGGTGTCAGCGGGCTTCTTTACGGAGAACACGCCCAACCGCTTCTGGCTGGCATTCTCGAACCCCCGCCGTAACACCGGGTACTTCTACGAGGCGTTCAACGCCAAGCGGGACTTCTGGCGCAACAAGGTGGTCGACGCCCGGTCGGTCGAAGGAACGGACAAGGCAGTCTATGAGCAGATCATCCAAGAGTACGGTCCTGACAGCGTTCAGGCGCACGTCGAGGTCTACGGTGAGTTCCCGAGCGCTGGAGATGACCAGTTCATCCCCGTTTATCTCGTTGACGACGCCTTCGGGCGACCGCGCTACAAGGACGCTACCGCCCCTATCATCATCGGCGTCGATCCGGCCCGGTTCGGGGCGGACGCGACGGTCATCGCCGTCCGGCAGGGACGCGACCTGAACGCCATCAAGCGCTACAGAGGCGACGACACCATGGAGATCGTCGGTCGGGTGATCGAGGCCATCGAGGAGTACAACCCGGCGCTCGTTGTGATCGACGAGGGCGGGCTGGGTGCCGGCGTCGTGGACCGCCTGAAGGAGCAGCGCTACAAGATCAAGGGCGTCAACTTCGGGAACAAGTCGGTGAAGCCCATCATGTACGGCAACAAGCGGGCCGAGATGTGGGGCCTCATGCGCGACTGGCTCAAGACGGCGTCGATACCGGCGGACAAGCTGCTGAAGTCCGACCTGACGTCGCCGAGGATCAAGCCGGACAGCAAGGGCACGATCTTCCTGGAGGGCAAGAAGGAGATGAAGGCGCGGGGGCTGGCCTCGCCCGACGCCGCCGACGCCATCGCGGTGACCTTCGCGTACCCCGTCGGCACCCGGACGCCGACCGTTGACAAGCAGCCGAGGCGGTCGTATGGTCGGTCTGGCGTTTTAACGAGTTGGATGGGCAGCTAATGGCTCGCAAGGGCGTGTCATTGTCAGTAGGACGGGGCGAAAAGCTACCCGTCTCTAAAGGTGCTGGGCTGACCGCCAAGGGCCGTGAACGCTACAACCGCGCCACGGGCTCCAAACTGAAGGCGCCTGCACCCAATCCCAAGACGACGGCCGACAAAGGGCGCAAAGCGTCGTTCTGTGCCCGCATGGGCGGTGTCGTGGCCAAGTCCAAGAACGCCGAGCGTGCCAAAGCCTCAATGAGAAGGTGGAATTGCTCATGAAACCGGGCCTCTATGCCAACATTAACGCCAAAAAGGCCCGCATTGCCGCCGGATCGGGCGAAAAGATGCGCAAACCGGGCACAAAGGGCGCTCCGACTGACGCAGCGTTCAAAAAGTCAGCCAAAACGGCCCAAAGGTCGCTGTCTGGCTATGGCGGACTGCCCGCCATGAAGCGCATCAAGAAGGGCAAGTGACATGCCGCTGGTAAAATCAGCCTCAAAAGGGGCGTTTCGGAAGAACATCAAGGCCGAAATTGCAGCTAAACGCCCTCTGAAACAGGCCGTTGCAATCGCGTATTCCGTCAAACGTAACGCCAAAAAGGGTAAATAGAATGGCCCCGCGCCTTGGCGGCGAACTGCCGCCCTACACCACGACCGGCACCACAAAGCCCAAGAAGCCGCGCAAGGTTATGGCTTCTCCGAACTTTAGGTCCACTGGCACGCCCGGCACAAGTAAGTTTGTGCAGCGAGAGCCCCGCGTCAGCACTGGCATGCCGGGCACAAGTAAGTTCGTGCAGCGCACACCAGGCGGTGCCCACCAACGCAAGCCGAGCGCCGCCGGCGTTGGCATGGGTCGTGTCATGAACACCATCCGTGCCAAACTCACCGCGCCGCGCAAGCCGGCCAAGTAAAGGACCACGACAATGGCAGACGTAAAAGGTGGCCGGGGCGTGACCGGCATGTCGTTCAGCGGCAAGGGCAACCTTGAGAAGCCTTCAAGCAGCAAACTTGCCCGCGAACTTGGCAGTACCGTCAGCAAGACCACCGCTGAAAAGACGTCGGGCAGCTACCCGCGCATAGGTTTCGGCGCCATTACGCCGCCCGGCACGTCGTCGCGCATGCTCGCGCAGAAATTCTCGACCAAGTACACGCCGGGCGAGTACGCCGCGTACCGCAAGGCACTGGCCGCCAAGAAGCCCGCCGTTGCCGCCAAGCCTGTCGTCAAGCCTGTTATCAAGCCGGCGGCTGTCATCAGCACCGTAACCAACGAGAAGCTGAGCCCGGCCAAGCAGGCGATGGCTCGCGCCAAGTCGCCTGCCACACGTTTCGGCGTCGTCACGGGCAAGACCACCGGCACGCGGGTTAGCGGCGGCGGTGGCTACGGCGGCGGTGGCACACGCGGTAGCGGCAGCCTCAGTGGCGGCGGCAGCGGCACCCGGTCGGCGGGCACCAGCCGCACGGGCGGCACCCAGCGTAACGACCCTGTGAGGGGCTGATATTGGCTGACGACGGCATCATCGGCGCGGCGCAGGTCGCCAACGGCGGGTCGGACAAGTCCGACCTGCTCGCCACCATGCGCTCGCGTTTCACGATGGCGCTTGCTGCCTACAGCGAAAGCCGCGAGGATGAACTGGATGACCTCCGGTTCATGGCGGGTTCGCCTGACAACCAGTGGCAGTGGCCGGCCGACGTGCTGGCGACGCGCGGGTCCGTGCAGGGGCAGACGATCAACGCGCG